GCTTAGTTCATGGTACGATTTCTAATCAAGACCATAAAGATGCTAAGTTTAATATTGAAACTGTTAGAAATATTGCTAAACCGTTTCCTATGAGAGAGATATACGCTATTCAAAACCATGGTGATTATTGTTTCTTTTTGGTTTTTAAGAAGGAGGCAAGATAATTATGGAATATACACTCGGAGAATTAATAGATAGGCTGTGTATAACAAATCTAAAGATGTGGCATATTGAAGAAGAGCTTAATAATGAAGCTGTAGATATGACTACTAAAGGTCGTTTATGTGAAGATATAGTTAAATTAAATACGTTAAGAAACAACTGTATAAAGTCCATAGATGCCTTTTATGATAAGCTTATTACAAAGCAGTAATTTAAGCTCTTTTAGACACGTATTAAATCGTTTTTAATGGTGTAGGCTAGAACCTTGTGACTTCATTAAACATTGATAGGAGAAGCTGATGCGAACTAGTATTTTTGGTAAATTCACTGTTGGGGATAAGGTTATTTTATCTTATTTTCAAAACACTTTAAAGCAATGCGATTACTTAGGTGAATGTGTTGACCTCTCCAAAATTACACCTGCTGAACACAATCTTATCGTAGTTACAAATCCAAGCTTATTTCAAATAGATTTAGACAAAGTATTAGGGTATATTAATAAAGATATTACTAAGCCTTTAGTTGTATTGCGTAAAGTTAAGACATTTGCCACTTTTTTCTTTGAGCCTAATTTTAAGCTTGAGAAGATAACTACAAACAAAGCATACACATTTGCAGGTATATTATATTTACCTCAAGAATACTTTAAAGACGCAGCTGGTGATAGACTAACTATGGCATCAATATTTAGAGACACTCCTTCAGACGACTGGAGATATTACTTTATTAATCACAGTACTTAAAAGACTTTATTCGGAGGTTGAGATGGCGTTAATTACAAAAATTACAATCGCAAGTGTTCTAGGTGTTGATGCTACAGATATTTCAGACTCTGTATATACTTGGGCAACCAAGCAATTTTACGCATTGACAGGAGTTGTTGGTGCTGAAGTGTCTAAGACATATAGAAAATATCTTCAATCTTCCACATCTATTATTAAACTACCTTTTACAAATATTAAAACAATAAACTCTATAAAGCTCGATAATATAGCTCAGAGTTTTACATTACATGAAGATTTAAAGCTTAATCCAGATACAGGCATCCTATGGTTTGCAAACGGTTTTGGTGGTGGTCAGCTAGCTGAAATAAACTATACCATTAATGCTGTAACTCTAACTGATTTACATGATTATCTAATGACACTCTTAGTTGCCAGGGCTTTATCTATGTTCACACCAGAGAAAATTGCACAAGTTAAGAAAGTTCGTATAGGTAATTTTTCTAAGGAATATGGTAATGCCTCAAATAATTTAGAGGATTATATAACTGTAACCAATGATGAGATTGCACGTGTTATTAGAATGTTAAAAGATGATGATGGCAGTTTAGCCTCAGAGTTCATACAATAAAGGAAATAAATGTCAGACACTAATTTTGATAATCTTTTAACTCATACATGCACTATAAAGCACCGTTATACAACAGGTTCTACAACCGATAAATGGGGTGCTTTAACAGAGAATATCAATACGTCTGAAGTTAATGTTCAGTGCAGAATACAACAGCGTGGTGGTGATTTAGAGTTTACAAAGCGTGGTGAAAAGCTTGTTTCTAAACATATTGGTTTTTTTAAGTTTGATGTATCTATAGTTGAAGATGATATTATAGTATTTAATGGTAAAAGCTATTCAGTTATGTCTGTATCAGATGCCGCTGGTGAAGGACATCATTTAGAGTGTGATTTACTAATTATGGAGAATTAACGTGTCAGAAATTCAAATAGATGATAGAGAGTTAAGCAAATATGTTATGCAATTAGCATTTGTGCCATCGAAAGTTGCTCACTCCACATCTCGTTGGGTTAAGAAGTTAACTGATTTTACATATGGCAAAATGAGGCTTTATGCACGCTCACGTTCTACACGCTCTAGTGGTGCTCTTGTATCTGGTATTACCTCTAGATATAACTTGAGTTCAAATATGTTAGGAAGTGTCATAGAAGTAGATTCATCTGTTCGTTATCAGTTTGCTGCTGAGTATGGTATTAAGCGTAGAACAGTCATTCGTGGTAAACCTATTATGGCATTTGATAAAAGTTCATGGAAGAAAGCTGGTGGCGGTCTTGTTAAAACACCTCACCGTGGGTTTTACGTGTTTTCTACTGTCTTACGTGGAAAATATAAAGGGAAGGCATTTACAGCAAGAGCTTTTACTAAGTTAAATGAGTATTATCAAAAGAATGAACAGGCTATATTAACACAACTAGGTAATAGCATTTTATTTTTGAAAGGTTAATGATGAAAGTTATAGGCGAGAGAATTATAGCATATCTTAAAACTGACGCAACTCTTGTTACGTTACTAGGTGGTGCTTATGTTATGGCTCAAGGTGTGCAAGAATTAGATAAGAGAAAGCAAAAGTACGTTACTGTTTCTATTAATCCAGGAGAATCAGGTAATAATCTCCCATCACAAACAGGTAGCGTGCTTATAGAAATAGCTGTAAGTAGAAAAGTTCCAAACGCATTTGCATCTTGCATGGATATTTTATCTCGTGTAGATGATATTTTGAATAAGTGCGAGGATGATTTAACAGCAACAGGATTTAATATTATCCATTTTTTACGTGCAACATCACCATCAGCAGGTGTTGCAGTTGACGATAAAACGAATGAGTTTTTTGTTGAGATGGAGTATGAATACATCCTTTGTGAAGAGGATGCAATAACCTAGGTACAGTGACCTAAAAATAGGAGGAAAGTAAAATGTCAGAAGCAATTAATTTATCAGAAGCAACAGTTTTTACGTTAAGAGGAAATGTTACAATTAAAGTGTATTCAGCGTCTATTGAAGTGCTATCAAATTTAGCACCTAAGTTAGATGAGCTACAAAAGTTAGCTAAGAGCAAGGATTTAAATACACAGATGGATTTATTTCTGTCTGTTATCTTTGATTTGATTAAAGATGATAATGATGTTAAGCAAGAAGATTTGAAAAAGTATCTTACGATTGAAGCCGGTGTTAAGATAATGCAAAAAGCACTTGGTTCTTTTGGTAATTTGGTGACAGGCTAATTTCATGAATTCAGAACTGCGTAAACAAATACTTCCAATCTTAGATGCTCTCATGTCAGAGTATGGTTGGACTTTAGAGTATTGTTTACAGCTTCCTAGTGATGTTCTGCTAGAGTTATTTGAGGGTATAGGTGCTAGGAAACGTGCAGAGATGCAGTTATGGGTAAAGTTAATAGGTGCAGCTTGTGCCGCAGGTTTTTGTGGTAAGTTAGATAAATTAGATGGTTTATTTGTGCAAGATAACGTAAAGGATGATTCAAAAGAAACAACTGAAAAAGAGAAGTTGCAATGGAAGTCTCAACTAAAGGCACTTTGGTTAAAGCTAGGTAAGAATGATGAAGAGTTTGATAGACGTTGGGCAGCAGGTGAAAATATAAACCTATAAAGGAAATATGGCTACTAAAAATTTAAATATATCTATACAGGTTGGACTAAAGCAGTTTGAAGCTAGTTTAGGCAAATTGCGTGGTGGTCTGAATCTTGTAAAATCTTCTTTGCGTGCAACTTTTCGTACTGCAGTAGTAGCTGGATTTTTTGGGTTTATTCGTTCTTTTTCTATGATGTTAACAGGAGTTCAGAATAAACTCGTCTCTATGACAAGCGAGTTTGCAACTCTTAATATGGCTGCAATTAAAACAGCAGCTATAGCGTCTAAGGGTGGCGCTGAGTTTTCAAGCTCATTTGAACAGGCTTCTAAGATGGCTAGAGAGCTATCCTTACAAGTAGGCACAACTGCATTACAAATTCAAGAAGGTTTATTTACAGCGGCTCAAGCTGGTTTAAATCTAGCAGACTCTATTTCAGTATCTAAATCCGCTTTGCAATTAGCAACTGTTGGTGCAGAGGATTTTCAAGCCACACTAAATAATTTAATAGGTATTCAAAGAGCGTTTGGTGTCAGTGTTGGTGAAATAAGTGCTTTTGGTGATGCCTTAACAGGTGCTATGGTTACATCAAAAGCTACTTTGGGTGATGTATTTGAAGGTTTACGTAATGTTGCATCTATTTCATCTACCGCATTTGGTGAAACACGTGATTCATTCTTAGATGCTACAGCTGCTTTAATGGTTTTAAATGATGCTGGTATTGAAGGTGCTCAAGCAGGTACAAAATTACGTGCAGCCATGCAGAAACTTATGGGAGGCACTGCTCAAACAGCTGTTGCATTTACTAAGTATGGTGTTAATCTATATTCAGCAGATGCTGCATCACAGAAATATTTAGGAACACTATTAAAAGGTCAGCGTGCTATGTCTGGTGCGCAAGAAGAAGTTAATAGATTAAAGAACGCTCAATATGAATTAATGATTTCAGGCAAGGAAAATACAGCTGAGTATGAGAGTATTAGTGAGGCTGTTAGTAAAGCAAATTCACATTTACAAGAGCTTGAGTCTGGTACTGATGATGTATATAAACAGTTTACATTATCAGGCGGTAAATTAAAGCCTTTCTTAGAGATTATGGAAGATATTAAAGATAAGGCACCCACTGAAGTTATTGGTAGAGCGTTTGGTATAAGAGGCGGTGAGGCTATCATGCGCCTTTTGAATAACGTAGACAAGTTTAAAAGATTTAAAGGAGTTCTAGAAGAATATACAGAAGCATCAGACGCAGGTAAAAGTCTTACGTCAGATATTTTTGGTAAGTTTATGGAAAGTGTTTTAATTAAGTGGCAAAAAATGCAAAACAGTTTAACAGCTATTTTTAGTGTGATTGCAGATGCCTTTTTTAGTGCCATGGGTCCAGTGTTAGACCCATTGTTAGAAGGATTAAAATCAATCTATACAATGGTTGAAGAGAATAAAGGTATCTTTGCTCAGATGTTTGAGGGTATAGCATCTGTCATTAAGCCTATATTTGCACAATTAAATGAAGGTATTAAAGAAATAGCTAAAAAATTTCAAGATGTATTTACACCTGGTAAAGCTGTTGAATTACCTGTTTTTACATTTAATTCAGAAACAGGTGCTATAGATACTGTAGATAGAACCTATGGCGGTACTGGAAATGAAAAAGATAAACCATCGGCATTTAAATTTGACCTAGGTTTTGGTACTGGAGATAAAAAAGACCCTATGGTTGATAAAATGAAGGGTTTGGTTGAGTCGTTTAGCTCTTTATTTACAGCTGTGTTGAGAAAGGCTTTATTTGCATTAACTCCTGTATTTACATCACTAGGTTCGATTATGGCACCAGCTTTTGCGGCTGCAATGATGGCACAAACTCAATTGTGGGCAACTATAGGAACAGCTCTTGGTGGTTCTATATTTGCAGGATTTTTTAAAGCTTTTATGGCAGCACTTCCTCAAATAGCTGATTCATTAAATAATATGTTATCTACATTGGGTGTGCCTGAGTTTTTAAGATTTCCATCAGGCGAAACTATTAATCAAAGAAAAAATGAAACATCAGAAGAGCGTGATGAGCGTGTTAATTTAGACAAGAGTAAGAATTTAGTTACACAAGTATCTTCTATTATAGGTGGCATAGCAGGTGCTATAGGTGGTACAATGGCAGGTGTTGGTCCTTTAGTTGGTGGTGCTGCAGGTGCTTCTTTAGTTGGCTATGCTGCACATGTTGGTCAAGAGAAATGGAGAACATCAAAAGAAAGTTCATCTACAACGGTTTCAGAGCAGAGTGGTAATGGCGCCTTTGCTTGGCAAGTCCTGCCTCCTAAACAAGAGGAGAGTAAACCAATTAGAAAAACACCTAAAATGATTGTTGATGGAATAGATGTATCTAAGTTTGATGTTACAGCTTTAAATACGGCTGCAAATAGTGTAAATACAGGTGGAGATAAACAATTGCGTGCCTTAGGGTTACTAGTAGATGCTTTACCTGAAATCAATCGCAAAGGTCAAAAGGCTTTAAATATGGTTGAAGCTATGCAAAGAACATTAGCACAACAAAATTCAAGAGGTAAATAATGAGTTCTGTAAATGCACCTAAAAGAGTAACTTGGAAATCTATTGCATTATGTGATTATGCTTATGTGCAATTCGATTATACGGCAAATAATTCAGTTAGAGTTATACCTAGAGCTAAAGGTGTTAAAATACGTTCTACAGAAGATATGGGTGGTGGTATTTTAAATATAACAGTTAATGCGTTATTGGCTAAAGATAGCAGAACTGCACTAGAAACATACGTTGCAGGCTTAGATGCTTTATTGACAAATAATGCTGAGGGAAGTCTTGTTATATCTGATACGAATGGCTCAGTAACATTAACGAATTGTTATCTAGAGTCTTATGCACAATCTGGTGAAGATTTAAAAATAAATCAAGTTACATTTAAGTTTATTAAAAGTTTATAAAGGAGATAATCATGTCAGCAGGTATCTATAATTGGGAAGTAGAGCAAGGTGTAACAGCGTAGTTGTTCCAGTAGTTAAAGCAATATTTGCACAAATACAAAAAACATTAGGATAAAAAATGAATAAAAAAATAGATTTGGTGTTGCTTGGTTCAAATACCGCTAAAAATGCAATTAGTGGTTCATTCACCACAGTAGATGGTAAAACAATTACTGTTGTAGGCGGTCAAATTACATCAATTGTATAATGTAGTACACTGTTGAAAGGTTAAATTGTAAATGAGAGCTCCTTTTGAAATAGCATTTTTTGAGTTTTATTCCGGCTTACTAGCTTCTGCTAATGTAGAATCTTCAGACCCAACCAATTTAGTTGCTTCTATTGATGACTCTGTTCATACCCAGGGACTAAAATCTTTAAAGGGTGTAGCCGCTATTACAGATAGTCTTAATAAAACTATCACACTCTCCTATCAAAAATATGCCTCTACTTATCCTACTGCACATAACGACACCTACGTAAAAGCTACTCTAAAATATAGTACTTCCTACTGGCCATATTTTGCAACAGACCCATCTAAATCTCTTACTGGAAGTGACTCTACCACTAGTTGGAAAACACCTATATGGACTAATGCATTTCAAAGATTTCATATAGACTTAGGCACAGCTAAAGTAATAAAAAGACTATACTATGAAAATTATCATCACTCAGGTACTTATACTGCTAGAGGGATTAGAAATTTCACTCTTTGGGGTTCCAACTCAGCAGCAGATTTTGCTGATTTAACATATGCAAAT